ACGTTTTGAGGATTATTTAGAGACAGCAATGGTTGAGGCAGTACCAGCTGAAGCACTCAGTGGTGTAGCAGCAATTGCAGCAGGAGTTGCAAGTGGAGTAGGTAACAAAGGTTCTGAAGGACTTTTTTACGTAGTTGAGCAAAGAGGAAATGTATGGAGTGGTGGAAACCCAACAGCTCTTACAGACTTTGACGACATTATTCAAAGATTAGACAAGCAAGGTTCTATTGAAGAAAATGTTATTTTCTTAAACAGACAGTTTGGATTTGACATTGATGATATGTTAGCTGCTCAAAACTCTTATGGTAACCCAGGAGGTACATCATACGGTCTTTTTGACAATGATGAAGAGATGGCTCTTAACTTAGGATTCTCAGGATTCCGTAGAGGTTATGACTTCTATAAGACAGACTGGAAATACTTAAACGACCCAACAATGCGTGGTGATATTGTAGGTGGTGCAATCAATGGAATTTTAGTTCCTGCAGGTTCTACTACTGTATATGACCAAGTATTAGGAAAGAACGCTAAGCGACCTTTCTTACATGTTCGTTATAGAGCTTCTGAAACAGAAGACAGACGTTACAAGACTTGGATTACAGGTTCAGCAGGTGGAGCAGCTACTTCTAGCTTAGATGCTATGGAAGTAAACTTCTTATCTGAAAGAGCTTTATGTACTTTAGGTGCTAACAACTTCTTTATCTTTAAATAAGATATAGAATAATTTCAATAAAGGGGATGGTTAATCCTGTCCCCTTTTTTTATTAAACTTAAATTAAAATCAAATGAAAAAAAAGAAACAAGCTTTTGTTACTAAAAGCTATAAGCTCACACAAGATAGAGCGCCATTAAGCTACACAATACCATCTAGAAATACTAAAAGAAGTGCCTTACTTTATTTTGATGAGGAAACTGGAACAAATAGGTCCTTGCGTTATGCTAGAAATCAAAAAAGTATTTTTGAAGATGAACAAGATGGAAATGTAATATTAGAACCAATTATTTTTGAGGATGGATTTTTATCTGTAGATAAAACTAATCAAGTATTACAAAAGTTTTTATCTTTTCATCCATTAAATGGTAAAGCATTTATTGAGGTTGATAATGAAAAAGATGCAACAAATATAGTTGAGTCTATGGATTTAGAATTAGAAGCTCAAATATTAGCTAAAGACTTAGATATTGAAATGTTAGAAACTGTAGCTCGTGTAGTTATAGGTTTAAAAGTAGATAGATTAACATCATCTGAATTAAAAAGAGATGTTAGATTATTTGCACAAAGATATCCTGTTGATTTTTTAGATTCAATTAATGACCCATTATTATCCTTACAAAACAAATGTGCTAAATTTTTTAGCGAAGGATTATTAATTATAAAAAATAAAAAAGATATTTATTATAATTTAAAAGGTAATAAAAATAAACTAATGACAATTCCTTATGGAGAAGACCCATTATTTATATTGGCATCTTTTCTTCAAAGTGATGAAGGGTTAGAAGTTTTAAGTATATTGGAAGACAAGCTATAACCAATTTTAAAAACAAGCTATTTAGTAAAGAGGGGTTCAAAAAAATGAAACCCCTTTTTTTGTATCTTTGTAAAAAGATTAAATAATTATGAGTTTAATAAATACAGTTAGAGCAACTGTCTTGTCAATAGCAAATAAAAACAATTTTGGCTATATAACACCTGCTGATTTTAATTTATATGCAAAGCAAGCGCAATTAGATATTTTTGAAGACTATTTTTATCAATATAACTCTCAAATAGTTAAGCAAAATGCTAGGGTATCAGGATCAGGATATGCAGATATTGTAAAAGGAATAGAAGAAGTAATAGATACTTTTACAGTTTTTGCTCCTTTATCTAAAAGCATTGTAAGTTATCCTAGTAGTTTATATATTCTTCCTAATCAAGAAAAAAATGGAAGTGATTACTATATTATAAATAAAATTTTAGTTTATCAAAAACAAAAAACTTCAGGAACTAATACTCAAATTCAAGGTGGTCAAAATAGATTAATTGATTCTAGTGCTGATTTTTTTGCTAGTGGAGTTGTTTTAGGCGATATAGTTTCGTACCGAATAAATGCAATAACTTATAATCAAAAGGTAATAGCAATTAATAGCTCTACTCAACTAACTATAGATGCTAATAATTTAAGCAGTATTAACATACCTTATATAATATATGATTACTCTAAATTAAAAGAAGCAGAAAAAGTTACTCATAGTAAAATAACTATGCTTTCTAATTCAATGCTTACAAAACCAACTTTACCTTACCCTGCTTACACTCAAAATTCTTTAGATGCACAAATATATCCAGATACTATTACTGATATGGGTCAAGTAACATCTCAGTATATAAGATACCCAAAAGATCCTAACTGGACATATTTTAATATCATAACAGGAGGAGAGCCTAGTTTTGATGAAACAGCATTAGATTATCAAGATTTTGAACTTCCTTTATCTGATGAAACTAATATTATAAATAAAATATTACAGTATGCAGGAATGTCAATAAGAGAAGCTGCTTTAGTACAGTTTGGAAAGGCAGAAGAAAAAGAAGCAACAACACAAGAAGGATAGATTATGGCATATATAACAGAATATCAATACTATGAAAACACAGGCAACCCTCATACTGAACAAGAGAATTGGGGTTCTTATCAATATGTAACATTAGAAAATATAGTTAACAATTTTATGTTAATGTATGTTGGTAATGATAAACTTATAAATAATGCTGAAAGATATAATGTTCTTTTTCATGCAAAGAGAGCTATTCAAGAGCTTAATTATGATGCTGTAAAGGAAATAAAAATTTTAGAATTAGAGGTTTGTGATATATTAAGATTTGTATTGCCTCCAGACTATGTAAATTGGGTTAGAGTTTCATTATATAAAAATGGAGTTTTAAGGCCATTAAGTGAAAATATCCAAACAAATTGGAGTGATGCTTATCTTCAAGACAATACATGTAGAATATTATTTGACCATGATGGAAATATATTAAAACCTTCAACATCGTTTTTAGATTTACAAAGAATTACAGGTGGTAAAACTAGCATTTATTTAAATGAAAATAGTCCTTACAATGGACAAGAAGGTTATTGCGTAGATGGTTTGTGGTATTTTGAATATCCAATTGGAGGGAGATATGGACTTAATACAGAAACTGCAAATCAAAACCCTACTTTTAGTATAAATAAAAAAGGAGGAGTTATTAATTTTAGCTCAGGTATGGCAGGAGAGTTTTGTGTTGTAGAATATGTTTCTGATGGAATGGAAAATGGAGATGATTCTGAAATAAGTATAAATAAATTATTTGAAGAATATGTGTATGCATATATGAAATATGTAATTCTTTCTAGTAAGTATGGTATTCAAGAATACATAATAAATAGAACTAGAAAAGAGAAATCAGCCCTTCTAAGGAACGCAAAAATAAGATTGAGTAATATACATCCAGGGAGACTCTTAATGAATCTAAGAGGTCAAAACAAGCTTATAAAGTAATATGGCAAAAATTCAAAAGAATTTTATAGCAGGTAAAATGAATAAAAGTGTTGATGAACGTTTAGTTCCTCAAGGACAATATGTTGATGCTTTAAATGTTCGTTTAGGTTCAACAGAGGGAACAGAGATTGGTGCTGTAGAAAATTCAAAAGGGAATGAACTTTTAGTTGAATTAAAATTTTTAAACCAACCATTAAGTAATTCTGCTAGATGCATTGGCGCTCACGAAGATGGAGCAAATGAAACTATATATTGGTTTGTTAGTGATGAAAACAATAGTTTGTCTGCAACAGGGAAAGTTGATTTAATTGTTTCTTTTAATACTAGATTAAATATATTGTTTTATCATGTTATTTCTACTTCTGTATTAAACTTTGATAAAGAATATTTAATAAATGGAATAAATTTAATTGGAGACCTTTTATTTTTTACAGATAACTTAAATGCTCCTAGAAAAATAAATATAAATAGGAATTATTTAGAACCAAATGTGCCTTCAACTGTTGATAGAATAACAGAACAAGATATAGGTGTTATTGTAGCACCTCCATTAAATGCTCCTGAAATAGAGTCTTATCAAATTGGTGGGGGAGAAGATTACATGAATGAGCTTTTTTTAAGTTTTGCATATAGATGGCAATACGAGGATGGAGAATATTCTGTATTATCTCCTTTTAGTAGAGTAGCATTTACCCCAGGACCATTTAATTTGAATTATCAAACTTATGATAATGATGGAATGTCTAATATTTTTAATACAACAGATATTACATTTGATACAGGAGGTAGAAATGTAAAAGATATAGATGTTATATTTAAATTTAGTACTAGCCAATCTGTTAATATTATAGAAAAATTCAATAAAGAAAATGAAGGATGGCTTGATAATGTAACTCAAACATTAACATTTAATAATAAAAAAATATATACTACACTTCCTGAAGCTCAATTGCTTAGGTTATTTGATAATGTTCCTAGAATTGCACAAAGTCAAACAATAATGGGTAACCGTTTAATGTATGGCAATTATGTTGATGGATATGATATTAAAGGAGCAGATGGAAGAGATATATATTTAGATTACGATTTATCTCTAATATCAGAGCCTATTCAAGAAGAAGAAATACAGAGTGTTTCAAGTGATTATACTTATACCTTAGGAGGCGTTAATGCTAATGTTACTAATGCTAAAATTACAATAGATTTTGGTGGAGTAGATTTAATAAATGGTTCTCAAATAGGAGTTATTTTTGATTACCGAAGTACTTTGTATACAGATACTAGTGGTACTTATGAAGATGGGACTCAGCCTGAAAATGTTTTTGAAAATACTTTTGTTTTTAATATACAGCAAGATTATTCAAGTGTTTACGAATTATCTATAAGTGCTGAATTTATAAATGCAGTAAGTGAATTTGTAGCTATCCAAGACTCAAGTTGTTTTGATTTTTGTACACAAAACTGCACCACTGGAAGTAGTCAAACTGATGTTTTTAATTGTGGTATTTCCGCAAAAAATGGTTGGAAACATGTAGGTTTTGGATTTACAGCTTCTCCACAAGGAATAATAATAGAGTCAGCACAAGGTAGTGATGAAATTAGTTTTGTTTTACCAGCAATTCAATTTGAAGAATATGACCAAACACAAAATCCTCCAATTCCAACAGGAGTATATGCTTACGAATATTTATCTTCAATAGACTCGGTAGGTTTATATTCTAAAGATGAATCAAAACAAAGTTTACATAGTAATAGAGATTATGAGGTAGCTATAGTTTATATGGATGATTATGGTAGAAGTAGTACTGCATTAGTAGATACTTCCAATACTGTTTTTATTCCTTGCGAAAAATCTATAACTAAAAATAATATTAGAGTACAATTAAATAGTTATCCTCCATATTGGGCTACTAAATATAAATTTGTAATTAAAGAATCTAAAGGCCTTTATAGAACTATTTATTCAAATGTATTTTTTCAAGAAGAAGGTACAGGTATTTATTACTTTAAATTAGAAGGAGACAATAGGGATAAAGTAGAAGATAATAGTGTTTTACACGTAAAAAAAGATACAAGTGGAGCTGTATTAAATTGTGCTAAAACAAAAGTATTAGGTTTGGGTGTTGAGGTCGATGATTTTCTTTGTGATAAAGACGTAAATGGACAAGTTATAGAAGGTTCTGAACCATGTGGTCAATTTGCAGGTACTTATATGCAACTAAAACCAAATGGATTTGTTGCTGCAGCGGATGAAAATGCTTTTATAGAAACAGAAGGTACTTGTGGAAATGGAAATTATTGTTCAGCTTATGCTAGTGTAAGTATTCCAAATCCTGATTATGTTCCAACTGATCCTCCAACTGATCCTACAAGTGAATCAGACACTCAGTTTTTCCCTGCTGACATTCCTGCAGGTAGTATTATAAATATAAAATTACACACAAATAGAAGAAGTAACAACTTTACAAATTGTGACGCTATTTATTACGATTATGATAGACGATTTATTTCTAGTAATGATTATGATAGTTTATATGATTTTGTTATAGGAGATAATATAGATTTAACTAGCGGAATATCTACTGGTGATAGAGAAAATACTATTTTATTTATAGACGATTTACTTGAATGGCCAAATCAAGATATATCAGGGGGAAGTCCTGACAGTAATCCTGCAGGTGGTGTAGGTAGAAACGGAACTACTTTTATATATTTTCAACAAGATTCTTGGGATAATCCGTATATTCCACCAACTCCAGGACCTGTAGTACCACAGGTAGCTACTAAGACAGGGAGACAATTTCTTACAATTCAGACAGGAACTCCAAAATGTGGAGGCCCAATTGGTCCTAGATATTCATACGGTAAGGTTATAGTAGAAATTCAAAGAGCGCCATCATTAATGGTTTTTGAAACAGACCCATTAGAAGCAAATGATGAATTGTATTATGAAAACGAACAAACATTTGATATTGAAAACGGATTTCATTTATCAGGAGATGCAGGTGCTGACCAAAATCAAACTGCAACGCTTCCTGCAATTATAGATTTAAGTTTTTTTAATTGCTATACATTTGGAAATGGAGTAGAAAGTATGGCTATTTTAGATGCATTAACTTCTCCTACATTAAATTTAGGAGAAAAAGTTACTTCAGTTTCTGAGGAAGAATTTAAAGAAGCTCATAGGTTTTCAGATGTAACATATAGTGGTGTATTTAATCAAGAGACAAACTTAAACAAGTTAAATCAATTTAATTTGTCTTTAACTAATTTTAAAACACTTGAAGCATCTTATGGGCCTATAAGAAAAATGCACTCAAGACAAACAGATATATTAATACTTCAAGAAGATAAAATATCTTATTTACAAGTAGGTAAGAACTTATTATCTGATGCTGCTGCAGGTGGAGCTATTACTTCAGTACCTGAAGTATTAGGTAAGCAGATAGCAAGAATTGAAGAATATGGAATTAGTAATAATCCTGAAAGCTTTACAGCTTATGGATATGATATTTTCTTTACCGATGCTAAACGAAATGCTGTTTTACAAATTAAAGGAGGAAGCGCTCAAGCAGATAGACTTAGTGTTATATCTGAAGTAGGAATGAGGTCTTGGTTTAGAGATTTATTTAGAGAGTCTTTTGAAACTCAAAAATTAGGAGGTTTTGATCCTTATATGAACGAGTATGTTTTAGGTTCTAGTAATGTAACTATACCTCAACCTTTAGATGAAAGAGAATGTGGATTTGTTTTAGAAATGAATGAATTAAGCTCTAGTTATTCTTTTATGTTAGATTTAACTAGTATCATAGGAGATGTTCAATTTGACTATAATGTTACAGAAGGAAGTTTAAATATATTAGTAGAATGGAATAATAATGCTGTTATTGCTGACCTTGTAACAGGTACAGGGAATGTATCTTTTAATAAATCTGAATCTTTTCCTACTCAAGCAAAGGTTACATTGTTTCCTAATACAGGTGATAAACCTAGTTTTACATTAAATTTAAACTGTCCTGTAGGAGATGAATTAACAGTAAAAGAAATAGTTATAAACTTTAATGGAGATGTTAGCTTAACTACTACTTGCAGATATAGATGGCAGCTTTCAAATACTTTAAGTCCTTATAGTACAAATTTAGTTACTTTAGATTCAGATGGTGTATCTTTATTTACAGAACAAACAGGTACTAGCTCTTTTGGTACGATACCTGCGTTGGGTTCTACTGTTATTATGCAGAATAGACAAAATCCAGGGCAAACATTTGAGTTTGATGTTAATTCAGATAAATTCAAATATCTAACTACTAATGTAGATTATGACGAAGTAGATTTAAACACATTAATACCTTTATTAAATACAGCAACACCTATAACAGGAAGTTTCCCTGAATATCAAGCTAGTTTTACATATAGCACACAAGCTACTTATATGTATTTAGTTTGGGATTTAAGAGAGTCAGATTTATTACAATTTTGTTATGACTCATCTACTCCTGAAGAAGCTTGTTGTGAATGCGATTAAACTTAAAATTAAATTATGGCAACTATTGTAGATAAATATATAGATTCATCAAGTTTTGAAACAGCAAGCGCTGTGTTTGATGATGTTCATTTAACAATAAAATCTGTTGATGGTGTATATCAGCATAACAACCAATATAGAATTCAGTTAAACGGTTTATTAGGGCCTTTATTTAATTGTGAAATATGTGGTATTCC